GTATGGCGTGATTCGACCGCCACCGCTGCCGTTTGGTGTAAACAACTCAGGGCCGCGCTCACCGACTAGATAAGGCGTGTTGCCCATCACCTGACCGCCTAATGCTCGGCCGAACGTCTCACCGATTGCTTGGCCTGCCATGATGCCGACAGACGCATAACCAAGACCACGAATTAAGTTAGAGTACGGCAAGCCTGCTACGGGGCCAAGGCCAATTGGTGGCGGGGCTAAAGCCGCTGCCGCTGCCGTTTCTGTAGATATTACAGCCTGCGCGATGGCTGTTGCCTTGTACGCGAGAAACGCCGCTTTATACAGTGCGTTCTCTTTACCTTTAGAGCTTGCGATTACATCCAGCAGATTGCCAGCGAATGAGGCGGTAAACCCTAGGACGTCCTGCTGCACTGCATATTGAGCCTGTGCCTGTGCCTGTGCTGAGCGGTTTACAATCTCGGCTTTTGCGTCCTCGTGCGCTTGCAACGCTGCAAGCTCTGCTGCGTCTGCCGCCGCCTTGTCAGCGCCTTCCGTTGCTCGGTATTCGCGGATAACATCAAGCCGCGCTTGCAGCTGCTGTTTTAGCTGCTCTTCTTGGTCGAACTGACCTTGCAATCCAGTAAACGCATCACGCGCCGATTGTTGCCGCGCCAAGTCGCTAAGCTCTTCTTCGGCAAGTGCGCGAAGCTCGGCTGCGGCTTGCTTGGCGGCTGCTGTCTCATCCTTTTTAGATTGGATAACGGTTTTTGCTGCTTGCCGTTGCGCCTGCTCCAGCTCGTAGACGCGGGTAATGCTGGATGCTATTGACGGGTCTAACTTTGACACGTCACCGTTTGCGGTTGCGATTGCTGCGGAGTAAAGTCTTGCGGCAAGCTCGCCTTGGGTTAAAGCGATTTCCTGCACCTTTAGCTGCTCTGAAAGCCGTTCTGATGCGGTTTTTGTTTCGCCTGTTTTTGTGATCACATCGTCAAGGCTGTTTGTACCTAGACCTGTTTGGGATATTTCATTGACCTTTTCCAGCTTGAGCTTGATTTTTTCAAGGTTTTCTTCCGCATCAACCAGCGCAAACCTTGCGTCACGCCATGCCTTCGTATACTGCTCGCCTGACTTGACGAATTTTGATGATGGGCCGAAGGTTCCTATGTCTTTTAGTTCAGCACTAAGACTTGCGACAAGCTCTACCGCCTTTTCATACTCAGTGTTCAGCTTGCCAAGCTCAGACCTTGCCAAGTCAGCGCGGTTGGCTAAATCCACTTGGTCGAATTTCTTTTGTATTTCATCTAGGAATTTCTGAACGCCCTCGGGCAACTTCTCGGCTTCCGAGCGCACATCTTTCAGGCTCATTAGTAGCGGACCGGCAATGGCTGCTGCGACAGAAATAACCGCACCTATAAGCGGCACTCCCAAGACAAAACCCAAGTCAGCCGCTTGCTGTGAAAACGCGACAAGTGCAGACTGACCGCCTTGAACCTGTCCGACAAATTGCTGAATCTGAATGCCTGCCTGACCTGCGCGCTTGCCAAGCCCCCCAAGAGCTGAGCTTGCATTGTCTGCGCCCTTCTGGACTGTCGAACCTTGAGCCGCCAACGCTTTCAGGTCTTGCGTTGCTGTCCTGACTTGCGAGCTGTCCGCGATGATTTCAATTGATGCTGTTGCCACTGATTAGCTCCGAATCCGTTTTAATCATTATAGCTGCAAGTCAGCGCCGATTGATAGGATTAGCTCAACCTCTCGCGGCTCAGGCTCGATTTGCATCAGCTCAAAATAGGCTTTTAGCGTCGCAATGTCGAATCCGTGCCGCGATAGGTCGCAAATCCACTTCCACAGGTAGCCAAGCTCAGATGGGAATGGAGGAAGTTTCGATTCCTCGAACTCCTTCTTAAGCTGCTTGCTCAGTTGCGCGTAGTGGTCTTTGCGCGAGGTTTTGCTTCCTTCTGAGATTGGTTCGCTGAGCCATCGCTGCTTTTTGGCGTATTCGCGGAGTCGCTCTCCGCTTTCGTAAAAAAACTGATTCGGCTCGATGCTCGTTTGTCGATAAAGTTAACAAGCGTTTGCGGCCAATGTTTGACTGCTTGAATCTTGTTTTCCATCGTGCAAGGCGTATTGAAAGACCATGCGCCAATCAAGCACGCCATAGCGCCGTGATTGATTTCGTCAACGTTTGCCTTGCCTGATGCGGCTTTGCGGCTCAGGTCAAGCACAGTCTTTTTGAACGTGTCAGAATCGGTCGAATAGATGTCTAACCATTGACCATCAAGCGAAATCTCTTTGCCGCCAATACGCAAAGACTGACCATCAAGCGAAATTCGGTCTAGCTCGTTTGCAACGTCAGATACAAATAAATCGGAAATGTCCATAAATCACTCCATCAGTGTGGCATCAGTTGGAATGCGGCAACAGGTTGATGAATCCTGCTTTCGGTGGCGAACCTAGCCGCATGAATCGGTATTATGCTGGAGTGCGGGTGATCACGATGTTGCTACCAGCACCGGCGTTATACAGCGCTTGGAATGGCATTGATAACGAAATGGAGCCTTCACCACTAACATCTGGCTGTCCGCCGGTGTACTTGATAGTCGGAAGGCTGATTTCGTACTGGTCGCCAGCTTCATTAACTAGTACCAAGTCAAGGCTTGATGCTGTCTCGTTAACAAATTTGTTCAGCATGGTCATGTTTTCAAAATAGACTGTTGCCGTGCCGGTGATGTTGCTACGCCCGATAGTTGACTCTGCCGCCACTTTCGAGCCGACAACAAATGACTGCTCGATACTGTTTTCAAGCGATAGCTCAACAGAGGTCACAGAGCCGATTGGCGAGCCGCCCTCCGAGATGGTGCCGCTAAACGAGTCAAACGGGCAGCCGCCTTGTGCAGTCGCATACGTCGAGCCTGCAATCTGAGTGTTTGATGGGTCTTGGTCAACACCAACAAAACCGATGGTGCCCGTTACTACAGCGTTCGGCGCGATAGATAACGATAAATTGTTAACTTCACAGCCTGTATATCGAATACGGGTTGAAATATCGCTAAAGAAGCGTTCTACAGTAAATGAACGGCGAACTGTGCCGACCTTTAACACGTTTGCCGTCCATGTGCCGCACGTTGCCGCCTCTAGCATATCGTCAAAGTCAGCCCACACGAACTCAATTGATGCATCACCACCAACTTGTCGATTGCCGTGACGGTAGCAAGCAATTTGCCGGTCTTGGCGGATTTCTTCGGATTGGATTGAGTCTTTGCTAAGACCAAGCGTGATGCCTGTGTTGCGCAATGGTTTAAATGCCGGTGTTGCCGGTGTTGTGCCTTTTGTGACCTCTGCCACGTAAAAGGCACCGTGATTCGATCCTGATGCAAAAGCCATGTTAAAAACTCCGTGTGGTGTAACTGGTAAACTCTACGCTAATCAGCATGTGATTCCATGCGTCATCTGCGTTGCCTGGCGATACTGCCGCCGATTTAATTCTAACACATTGTCCGCCATGCGTAAGCTCTGCGCCTGAGCCAATCAAAGCCTTAACGCTTGCAGCAATATCGTATGATGTCAGAATGCCTGACAGCTTTGGCGTGAATACGTCAACCTGCAAAAAGCCTTGGTTCTCATTATATCCGCCAGAGCCTAGCGTGACTTGATTGTCACCAATAATCGGCTGGTTAAATCGAATCCAAGGCGTTGTAGGCATCGCCCAATCAGACTGATTTGGCCAGTTGATAGGAATACCGACAGGCTCAAGCGCTGTCGATAGCGCTAGGTAAATCTCTTTATCAGCCATTCTTGCCCTCGAACTTTTTGACCGTTTGCGGCCATGTTAGCACGATGTCTTGAATCCATCCATTACCACGCTGAGCCGACCAACCTTCGCTAAGGCGCTTCATATATGGCAGATTACTATATAGTGTGGTTGATTGCGGGATGCGGTTAATGTCGCTGACGGTTAAACTCAGCTTAACTGTGCCAATTGCGCCGTCGTTTGTGCTTCCGACAAGCCAGCTACGCTGAGCCTGACCTTTGTCGAATGGCGTTGCAATTACAATGCGGTTAAACACGTCGATAACGGATTTCCGATACTGGCTATCAAGCAGGTTTTCCGCCTCTGTTACTGCCGAAACAAGCTCTTTAGCGAAATCCGGCTTGGCCATTAGATGGCTCTCAGGAATAGTTTGACAGTCGCGCCAGCAGTGTCACCAATGGCAGACAGTACGCGCCAGTTTCTACCGTCAAACGCCACCTTAGCGCCGACTGGCGGAATTTGGTCGGCTGTGCGCGTGTATACCGCTGAAATGTCAGTTATTTCAAGTCCGAGAGATTGATATTCTTTAAAGTCGATTGCGGCAGGGATGGCTTGATAAGTAGCTGTTGTTTGCCCTGTCGTTGTCTCGGTAGCTGGGTTATACGTGCCGCCATACGTCAGCGTTAACGTTTTGCGGAATTCGGCAAACTCATCGTTAATTAGTTCGTCGGCTAGGTCTTGAAACTCGCTAGGATGCGTCGCCATGTTTAGCCCCGCAGCAAATAGGAGCCTGTCACGGCTAGAAATCCCCGCAGCAGCTTATCAAGCTCAGGAGTGCGCGGCTTGGTTGTCGGCATAGCTGAGGTATCGAAGGTTTGCGACTTACTGCCAACGCCTGATAGAGACTTGCTTTCGCTTGTGACCAGTTTGCCGGTCAGCGCGGATTCGTCTAGCGTTAATCGCCCAGCTTGTTGCAGCTCGCACGCTTTCAGCGCAGCCTTGCTTAGCTCAGCAACTTTTGCGGAGTCGTCACTTGGTAACGCATACCCGTCAGCTAGGTCGTAGTAGATATTAATAAAATCAGCAGACAGCACTAGGTCGGATGATAGCGTATCGCTATTGATAGCAATGCCGCGAGTCGTCGCATACGTGATGTAGTCCGATTCGGTGATATAGGTATCTATTCCGACCATGCTATTTTCCGCCAGTTGTTGCTGCTAACATAGCCAGTATAGCAGCAGGAGAAGCTAAAGCCGATACCACTACCAATAGAAGTTTGCCATGGATTGCTCGAATACCGTCAATTAGCGGCTGGTTTGTGTGCTGGTTGTCTCGCAACTCTCGGACGTCTGCCGCAAGCTCGGTTAATTCCGATGCTACATAATCGTGTTTGTCAATGTAGCGCTGAAGACTCAGGGTCAACCCTTGGATTGCCTTCGTTAGCTCCTTTTGCCCCTCGACCATCTCTGCTGTTGACTGTTGCATTGCTGCAATATCGCGGTCGTGTTGATTTACGATTTGAGATAACCGGCTTAATTCTTCGCTCATTTTTCAGCGCTCGCATTGTGATTACTAAAACGATTAATGCGATTATAGACTGAGCGATGAGCAGTAAGCAAACTGCGATGAGTGTAACGGATGATTTGTCCACCTTTGCTGCTCCCTAGCACCGCAAAAAGTAAGTCTATCGGTGCGCTCAATTCCTGTCGAAACGCATGGATAGGGTACAGCCAGTTCATATCTAGCGTTTGATCTACTAACATCGCGGCATTTAATAGCGCGCTTGATGCAATGATGCAGGAGTAAATCAGATAAATCCTGACTAATTCTT